TATATCGAGGCCCTTACAAAAGAAAACCTGGTCAGAAAAGATAGCTAACAACTATGAGTTCTTCAAGGATAACATCAACTGGGGTATCTCGACTTCTATCTGGAGCAACGTATCTATAGACAGCAACCGTACCTCGGTAATGCTCCGGCTCTACGAAATCTACAACTCAAAATTTCCAACTTCCTGGTTCCGGCACGTACTCGACCCCTTCTCTTCAAAGAAGGAAGAGCACAAGCAGTGGTCAGGTAAGATACGTCCGGCTAACATCATCCGCCCGAATATCGACTTCCTGAGAGGGGAGTATGAGAAGCGCCCGTCCGAGTGCCATGTGGAAGTTCGTGGCGAGCAGGGCTACAATAGCTTCCTGGAGTCCCGGAAAAAGAAACTATTCAAGGTAAACTCCCAGCTCTTTGTCAACACAGTAAATGAGCAGCTTGGCAGTACAGGTCAGGAAGACCCGAATCAGCAACCGTCTACAGGTGTACCATCGCAGCCGGCACCCGACCCCTCCCAGGCTGCAGCAGACCATGCAGCTGACTACAAGGACATCCTGGCTACGCAGGCACAGGCTGATCTGGACCTGGTAATGGAAGACCAGAATATCCATGAGAAGCTGTCCGACTGTATGAAGGATTGGCTGATCTCAGGAGAATGCTACAGCTGGAAGGGCGTGATCAAGGACAAGGTAGTCTATGAGCATGTTTCCCCGCTCGAACTTGACTACGACAAATCTCCTAACATCAAATACATCCAGGATGGAAGCTGGGTATGCCGCAGGATGTACATGACCATTCCTGATGTGGTTGACCGCTTCTATGACAGCCTGGACTCCGGGGACATCGATGACCTGGAAACCATGTCGGCCCTGACCTCTCCGGCTATCTTCTACAACTACCTTCAGAATGATAAGAGCTACCAATACAATAAAGTACCGGTCTACCACTTCCAATGGAAGGGGATGCAGCGCATTGGTTACTTATCGGTTACTAACCAGGTAACCGGTGAAGTGTATCAGGACATTGTGAACGATGGTTACAAACCTGATGCTTCCCTGGGAGAAAAGGTAGAATGGGAATGGGTAAGCCAGGTACTAGAGGGTACCCGTATCGGGGACAAGATCTTCGTAGAGCTCGGCCCGCCATCCTATCAGCCTAACCTGATAGCTGACTTCTCGAAACACAGGTTATCTTACAATGGTCAGCGCTTTAGTGATACCCATGCAGAGAACATCTCTGTAGCCAAGCTTGGCCTTCCATTCCAGATCATGTATGTGATCCTCTGGTTTATACTGGAGAAGACGATAGCTAAGTCCAAGGGCAAGGTAGTGATGATCGATAAGAACACTATTCCTTATACCAAGGGCTGGGATGATGAGAAGTTCTTCTACTACTCTGAGGCACAGGGTTACATGCTGATTGACCGGAACCAGACTGGTGTGGATAAATCCTTCCAGTCCTACCAGGTGATGGACCTGGGACAGTTCGAACATATAAAGGAACTGATCAATGCTATGTCCTTCTGCAAGGCCGAATATGACGAACAGCTCGGTATTTCCCGGCAGGCCAAGGCTAAGATGGCACCTTCAGATTCGGGTGACCAGGCACAGCAGGCTGTATACCAGACCTCAGTGATGACAGAGATGATCTTTGCAGCCTTTGATACCTTTGTCAAAACAGAGAAGCAGGGGCTCATTGACTGTACACAGATCGCTAACCGTAACGGCAAGTCGGCAACCTACCGTAGGGATGATGTAGGTATGAGCCTGCTGGAGATCAACCCGGATTACTACTGCTATGCAGAACTTGGTGTAGTTGTAGTAAACAATGCCCAGGAATCTGCAGCCCTTAACCGCATACGCCAGTACACCCAGGCACTTGCCCAGAAGGATGATATGAGTGCATTGGCATTGGTAGAGATCGAGACATCCAACAATATAGCTAAGCTAAAAGGCATCCTCAAGAATATCGAGGCACAGCAGCAGCAGATGGCCCAGCAGCAGCAGCAGTCCGAACATGAGCAGGAAGTTGAGAAGATACAGATCGAGCAGCAGTTCAAGGAGTACGAGAACCTGTTGGATATTGAGAGTATGAACCAGGAGTACACCCGCAAGGAAGAGCTGGTGATCCTGCAGGGAGATATCAACATCGCTGTACAGGAAATTGCTAAAGGAATGAATCCTGACACTACCAATGGCTTCGACATTAGTGAGATCATGGCTCGTCAGAACGAACGTGACCAGATGTACCAGCAGCGTGACATGCACAATACTACAGAAGCCAACAAGACTGCAGCTGAAAAAGCCAGGATTATCATCGAGGAGAAGAAACTGGCAACCAAGAATAAGGAAATCCAGTCTAAGGAGCGTATTGCAAAAGCCAAAAATGATACAGATAAGGCTGTAGCCCGCATGCGGCCTAAGCCAACCAGCTCGGTTAAACGATAGTTTGTATATAGATAGAAGCAAGAGCCTGGCCTATTGAAATGGGCTGGGCTTTATTATTTTTGGATAACCAAACTATGTGATTATGTTCATTGAATTTTTAAAACAAAGACAACTTAACTCTGGCGCCACAGGCGAGGGAGGCAGTTTCGTAGCTCTGGAGGACATCGACGCCGAGGAGCAAAAGGAGAATCTTACACCTGATGAGATCAAAGCCCAGCAGGATGCAAATAAAACTCCTGAGGATTTAGAGAAGGCAGCAGCTGAACAAGCAGCCGCCGATCAGAAGAAGATAGACGAGGAAGAGGCAGCAGCTGCCGAAGCTAAAAAGAAGAAAGAAGCTGAAGCTGTTGATCCACCGCCTGCGGACCCTGATCCTGAAGACCCGGAAGGTGCTTCCAGTTTCTGGGACGATGTAGACAAACTCCGTGGAGAAGCCCTTGAGGTAGACTTCGGGGATGTTGATCCCGAGACTCCGGAAGGCGCGCTGATCTATGAGAAGGCTGTAAGGGCCAATGAGCTGAATAAGTTCGAACAGTACCTGGAGACTGCACACCCAAGAGCTTACGCCTATCTTGCCCACATCATGGATGGCGGTACAGAGGAAGACTTCTTCAAGACTGCCGGTGAACCAGGAACACTGCCTACAGAGGCTGAGCTGGAAGCTGACATCGAACAGCAGAAAGCTATCCTGACCAGGAACCTGAAAGCTAAGGGCGTATCTGATAAGAGTATCTCTACGATTATCAAGACAGCCATTACCGAGGATGACCTGGAGGAGCAGGCAAAAGCTGCGTTAAAGGAGGAAACCGATTACGAGGCTGCAAGGCTGAAGGAGATACACGAGCGCACTGCCCAGGAGACTGCTACAAGGCAGGCTCAGATCAAGCAGATGACCGACTATGTTGGTAACGTGATGTCTACAGGTAAGTTGGATAACATTACGATCCCCGAGAAGGACAGGTTACCATTCGCCCAGGCGGTTAATAACTCGATCAGGTATGAGAACGGAAAGTTCCTCATGGTGACCGAACTCAACCAGGAGAATGTAATCGCAACCTTTAAGGAGAAGTTCTTCAGTTACAAGAAAGGTGACTTGAAGGACCTGATACAACAGGAAGCACGGACGCAGAATACCAACCGGTTGAAGCGCCAGGTTCCTGAAGGAAACAAAAAACCATTAGGCTCAGGCCAGAAGCATGAAAGTGCTATCACAGCCTTGGGCGAGATGGATGAATAAGTAAATAATTAATTTAAACTATAATCTAAAACTAAAACAAAATGAACAGAGGCCCGGCATTGAAGTACCAGGTTCAGGAGCAAATCTATGACGCTAAAAGTATGCTTGACGAGCAGAACTTTTACAACCAACGTCAGGGTAAGCCTTCTGAACTGACACGTAAGTTGACCTACATCTTAGGCGACTACACTAAGCAGTATCCCCTGGCAACCATGACAACTGGTGCCGTTGGATTTAACAAAGACCTGAAAAGCTCGCAGGTAGAGCTGGATGACATCCAGTACACCTATCCTGTTATGGGCGCTGACACGAAAGTATCAGTGGTAGCTGACAGTCTGTATACTGATGGCGTTGATAAGCCAGGTATCGGTAACAGCGAGTTCGTTATCCCTTTCGATGACAACTGGATCAAGCGTTTCTACATTATCCAGTCTGAGCAAAGCATCCAGGCCTGGGTTCAGGAAGACCCAATCAAAGTCGGCAACAAGTGGCACTATAAGGTAGTATTGGCATCGGCAACTGCAGATGACTACTGCCCTGTATCTGAACTTGTTGGTGGAGTTCGGTGGTCAGACCTGTTCACTGCAGTTCCTGAGTCCGAGTCCCGCTCTACTGAGCACCGCATGGTTACACCTGGTCTGTACAAGAACCAGATGGGCCTTATCCGCGGTGGCATGAGCTGGGCAGGTAATGCTGCCAACAAAGTAATGAACATCACCATCAAAGGCGGGGTATCCGGTAAGGAAACC